CCAACGAGTACCGCTTCGCCCATCGTTTCCTCCAGTTTTATGCTGGCACGCTGGGTGAGATGGAAGAACAACGCCGGTTCTTCTACAGCGACCACACGCGATCGTATTGCTTGTCTTCGCAGTGGGAGGAGGTGCATGGCGGAGATGCTCACACGGCCAGACCAAGCGGCGGCCCAGATGGTCGTGCTGGTGTGGAGTTCAACCGAGGACTGTCTGGCACCCAGCGCATGCGCCAGTTGTGGCAGTTCATCTACGACCACGCTTCACAGTTGCCTCAGTCGACCCTCGTCGGCAGCGCCTTCACACGGTGTAAGGAACTGATTCGTCGGTTTGGATTGGACAATGTCACCAGGCATGCCAGAGAAGCCAGGCTTGAGGTGGACCACCGAGTCGCTGACGACGGGTATTTGTCCCCTCCCCCGGGTCTCGAGATGGTGGCAGTTGCACTGCCGTCTGCCATAGCAGTCGGTCCAGTCACGCACTCCGTCACCGTCCACAATACCCAGGATCGGATATCCGTGTTGGGCGCTTTGGAAGGACGTTCCCAGGTTAAAAGGTCTGTGTTTGCTGACGCGAACGGAGAATTCCCAGAGTTGTCATTCAAGAAGTCTTCTGGCGCTGCCAAGCGCCTGAACAAATTCTGGGGCAAGCTCAATCGCGAGGTGCTCACCGACGAAGCCATCGACACTGCGTACCACAAGCTATTTGCTGACAAGAAGTTTGAAGAAATCGCTATGTCCAAATTCTCAAAGGAAGACGTCAAGCAGGCACAGGAAATGCTGCAAACCACGACGAGGCCTGAGGAGATTGGCACGCGCAAAGCAAACGGCAAGTTAGAGATGGTGGTGAAGTCCGCAAAGTTCGCACGGCTCGTTGTTGATAACACGTTACCTTTGCTAGCCACAAACATCATTTCAACAGGAATTTTCCAACACCTGTTGTTCGACCATGACGATGGCATCTTCCACCACATGTCTATCAAGCATAGATCACGTGAGGACGTCCTAGACGCTTTCGGGCAGATGATGGCAGACCCGTTTGACGACAAGAGACGTGTTGCTCGTGGCCATGCTCCAAGAGTACACGAGGTGTGCGCATGGGAGATTGACCAGACAGGCATGGAGCTCCACGAAAGGTGCAGCAAGCAGGGCGAGGGGCTTTTGGGTTACACCTACAACGCGTTGATGCGCATCAACAAGCGGGTGTGCAATAAACTCAACGCCGAGTTCACCGGTCTGCATGAAGCCAAGATTGTCTACGACGTCAAATCTGGCATGCAGTTGCGGTTCCGAGTGAAGAACGAAGAAGTGCCTAAAGCCACTTGGTTTGTTGCTCGATTTCCAGACGTGTACCTGGATTCGGGCTGGGCGCTCACCAGTGGAGTGAACTTCATCAATGAGCT